GGTTTTCAGCTCCTCGAGTTCCTTCTTGACATCCGCGCTGATGTCCTTGCTGTTCTTGAGTTCGTCAAGCTGACGCTTCAGATCGGCGGACGTACGATCGGCAGCGACCATCCGGTTGTGCGCCTTGTCGTACTTCCACTTGGGGACGGTTTCCTCGTCCTCGTCGTCGTCCTTCTTTGCCTTGTCGTCTTTCTTGTCCTTGTCCGCGTCGGCATCATCGCCTGCGTCGTCGTCGCCACCTTCGGCGTCATCGGTGTCGTCTGCGTCCGGGTTCCCACCGGGCGGGTTGTCCGGATCTGTGTTGTCCTCTGCTCCACCGGCTTGCAGGAAGATGGGACCGCGCTTGCCGTACCCGATCACCATACCGGGCTTAATGAGCCGCTGACTCATATGATGCCTCCGTTGTCATTGACCGTGCACGGGCACCATGGAATCAATCCTTTTCTGATCCACGAGGTAAGCCGTTACGGTTACTTCCCCTGTTTTCTTGTTGACGAGGTAGATTGGCTCGTCCATCTGGATGAACGACTCGTCGCCTTGCAATTCTTCTCGAGCCACTGCACGAACCCGCCACTGTGTGGAGGATTCGAAACCATCCGGCGCGATCACCAGATGACCCATGCCGGGATGCCAAACCTTCCTGGCTTCCGTCAGAACCGCACTCTTCGCCTCATCAAATGTCACCATGAGCACGATTGTACATCACTTGAACGGTTCGACGTTTATCAGAACACGGTCATCAACGATCAACGTCTCAGTGTGTTCGATGATTCCCCACCCGAAAGGATCGTTGAGCACTTGCTGGTCGAACTGATCCATCCCGATGCCGCGCCTGCCTTGCAACTCCGTGCTCACGATCCGTGCCGGTTGGGCATCGTGCCAAACCACCTTACCGGCTTCGATCTGCACGTTGAAGATGTGTGCACCGCCGCTTTGCCACTTACACATCACCCACGCACGTTCTCCGTCTTTGTAAGTACTCAGCTTGTTCTGAATCTGGGAAAGCGTAGTGTTGTATGCGATTCGTGGTTTGGTTCCGTCCGGGTACGTCCATCCATCGGCTACAACAAAGTTGCTGTAATCCTTGCGCCTTGCCTTAGCCATGACGTCGTACCCGCGCTTGCGCATCTCGACTGCTTGCACAACCTGTTGGCAGTTGGCTTGGTAAGCTCGCCCACCAAGTGCGAATTTCCTTGGTCCGCCATTGGCTTTCTGGGTGACTTGGTACGTGTCCTCGACACCCTTGAACTTGAACGCATCCGTTCGCGGAAGCTTCGACACTCCGGGATGCGGATCGGGCGGCAACGAAACCTTCGGAACTTTAGGCACCGCTGGCAGCGGATTGTTGAACACCGACTCCAACCGCTTGCGGCATTCCGCTCGAGCTTTCGGTGTGGCCGGATGGTTGTGCGTGCTGTGGTCAATCCGCTTGGTGTTCGGAGCCCCGGGGATCGGCGTTGGCTTCTCCCCGCGACCCAGGCGATTCAAGTTGGCATTGATACGCCGATCTAGTTCGTCATCGAACTGACCGGAGTCCAGTGCTTTCTCGAACTGCTTGGGGTCCATCGTTTTGTATGTCAGAAAACACAAACACTGGGGATGTGGTTTCCCTGGCACATTGTTGGGCTTGTACGTTCCTCGCCCGAGTCCATCAGCATTTTGACTGGCGTACACATTGCATTGGTCAGGTTTCTTGTGAGATCCCGATAGGTTCCACACCACACCAGAGATACCCGGCCGCTGACCGCCTCTGATTTGCATTTCGTGAAAGCTATTGTTGATCTCGGTCCGGGCAAGACGCATCGCAGCGTACGAAGCGCCACCCGATACAGTCGGGCTGATGTACTGATACACGGATTGAGCGAGCTCGCGCGCGGACAGACCTTGAACAATTCCAGATCTGATGGTGGCTTCCACCTGACCGCTGGTCAAAGCGAAATCCTTGTATACCCTTGCGGACAATGCCCGGGGTACCCGCGCGACATCGCGCTCAATTCCCGATAGTGCAGTGGCTCTCAGACCGCCTCTGACGACATCAGCCACTGGCTCGGGCAATGATGCGTACACCACGTTGGACAACGTCTCGATGGCATCTTGAGCGGCCAATGCAGCACGGCCTTTGCCAGCGATGATCGTGTCCATGATGTCCTGGGTCCACATCACCTGTTGGACGTTTCGGATTTCGCTCAACACCAGAGACAGTTGAGCGCGGCGAACGTCACCCCCCACACCCACCGGCAACCGAGCAACCCGGGCCTGGATGTCGCGCGCTGCGCGCTCGAGGATTTTGTTCAACCGCGAATCAAACTGCAACTGCAATTGAGCGTAATTCCGTGCTGGGCTTGGAGATGCCACTGACACCTCCCCCAACTATGAACCGAGGCCCCGCATCGTCCAATGCAGAGCCCCGGTCGTTCAGCGGGTGTTACTCGTCGTCCTCGTCCGCCTCGTCCTCCGTGTCACCCACGGCACCGGAGTACGCGCCTTCGGCGGTCTCGGTGTGCTCCGTCTCCACGGCGGTAGTCGGCTGGTCGGGGTCGTACGTGCTGGTCATGTTTCCTCCCGATCGGGGGTTGGTGATTTCAGCTCCCATCATGCACAACGGGGTTGGCTTACGCAACAACCGTCACGTTAGTGATCGGTACCGGCGCATTGACGTATTGCGTGTTGGCATACACGAGGATCGGAGGCGGGAGTTTCTCGTTCATCGCTTGCATGATCGGCAATGCTACGAACACGATCACAGCCGGCGTCAAGATAACCACAACTGGCTGTGGAACTGGCGACAACACACGAGCACTGAACACCAACACAGCCGGGATCAAGTTGATCTGCACCGGCTGTGCAACCGGGTTCAGCGGAGGCGCAGTGAACGACAACACGGCCGGAGTCAGATCGACACTGCCGACCGATCCCACACCTAGCGCAATCGCGGACAACGCAAGCACGGCTGGCGTGAGCGCGGTTGTCACCACACCGGGCACCGGAACCACAGCAACCGCCGAGAAGGCCATGCTAGCCGGCGTCAGAGCAACCGTGACGGGTTGGGGAACGGGGTTGGTGGCCACGGCACCAAACACCAGTGTCGCGGGGCTCAGCGCGATTGTGACGGGCTGCGGTACTGGGTTCAGCGCCACTGCCGACAGCGCCAACGTCGCGGGGGTCAAAGCGACAGTGGAACCACCGAAAAACCCGTCAGGATCCGAGACGATCGTCGTTCCGTTGATGCTCGAGCTATCGCCGGTACCGTCCGAGCTATCATCGGGTATCGCATCGGTTGGGCTGGCCTGGGTGAACTTGACCGCCCACGCAGGTGATGCGTCAAGGATCGCCTGGTACGTCGTGAACGTCGCAGTTGTGCCATCGCTCAGGTCTGACCCGAACACCGCACACGCAGCGATGTCCGCGCTCAGGTAGTCGGTGGACGTTCCCCAGCGGCCAACCCGGAGGATGCCGCCTGATCCGGGTGTGGAACCATCAGCCATCGCCGATGACGCGGTGACGTCTGTCGTTGAACCTCCGAGGATGATCTTCCTACCCCGGGGTTGCGCGGTACCACCATCGGCCTTTCGCCCAATGAGGACGTACCAGCCGTCAGTCGTGTTCAAGTCTCCGACGTCGCGGGCAACACTAGCCTGGCCGTAGTTCCACTGAGCAGAGAAACACTCCATCCACCAGCAGTTCGTTCCGCCGCTGGTGCGTGCGTGGATGAAAGCCCCGTCTGTGGTGTCGTTCATCTTGACGACGCACACCATCGTCATAGGACCGGCGTCAAGCGATTGCAGCGCCGGAGAAACGGTGAAGTCGATATAGTCTGACGTTCCGTTGAACCGGCGTGCCATGGTTTACGTCCCCCGTGCCCAGTCAGTGATGTTCACCACGAGTCCCCCGTCCATCGGCTGAGGAAAACCGGTGTCGTGGAACGTCAGAGGGAACCTGGTTGAGTCGGATCCTCCGGCTGCGTGGTCGTAGATGATGGCAGCCAGCGCGGTCACACCGGGAGCAGCCGCGAACGTGACGTTGCCCGCGTCTGCGTTGGCTCGGTTGTTGGTGTTGTCTTGCGTCACAGTCAGCGACGCCAACGCGATTCGTTCGGAGTGGAACGCGACCGTTCCGACTGCGTCGATCGCGGCCAGGGTGCCCAGGTCCGGATCGTCTGCGCCGGTCTTGGACGTGATGACGATCAGCATCCGGAGATCAGCTGAATCGAGCGCGGTGTCTCCGGCCAACACCCGCGTCTTGCCGACGTTGTACCAAATCTCAGCCATTACGAGGTTGCCTCCGGATCGACTCGGATGTGTCCTTGAACGAACCGCACATCATGTGCGGGGTTGCTGTCGAATATCTCCATGTCGTAATGGCCATCCGTCCAATCGAACGCGGCTGTTATGTTCGCCGGAAGGTCCATCACAACTTGATTCTCGGTTGGTTGCACGGTGAGATACGGTGCGAAGTCGAACAACACCGGTCCATCGATGGTCTGTGATGCTCGCACCACACCGCGTGCGCTGTACCCGGTCAAGTCCGTCAGCCACCCGACTGTGACTTTGAACACGACGACGATTCGGGAACCCTGATCGAACACGAAGTCCTTACGCGTCGCCATCGGTTTCCTCCCCGGCGTTCTCTACCAACCGGTCGGTGCCGAATGCGGCCGCTTGGTTCGCTGCCTTATCTGCTGCGGCGGCTTTCACTCGAGCACCGATGTCGGACGGGAACACGTACCCGAGTTTCGTCATCTCGTCGCGGTAGTACTGGTCGTCAATGACGCCTCGATCGATCATGTCGTTCAGTTCGGAGACTCGTTCCGCCCGGTCGATCGGAACAGCCGACCCGACAAGACATTCAACGAACAGGTTATCGAATGTCGTCTGTTCGTATGCCGGCATCCAACCGTTGGTGATGTCAAACATCATCTGGGTATGAACGTCGACAATGAGGTTGTTTTTCTTGCCGACCTTGGCAACCAGTGGTGACAGTTGCAGCGCGAGGGCGATACCCGACTGGGCAACCTGCACATCAACCGTGCCGATCGCGACATCCGGTGTGGCTGCCGCTTGCCGGAGTGAAGTCACGAGACGATTGAAGTGGTCTCCGTACGGTTGCACCGATCCCACACCAGACACACGGTTGAATGACGTTCCTTCGGGGATCTTCACCACCCGACCAGGACCGAGTCGCCACGGGATCGGTTGTCCGGTCTCAGGATCCGTGGGGTCTGGTGCGTCGGTAGCGAACATGCCGATACCCTCGAGTGCAAGCGCCAGATCCTCGTCAGATACCGTCTGGTTGATCCGCCCCATCAGCGCTTCGAAACCTCGAATGTCCGATGACCCGAACGGGTTTCCTGGTTCCTCGAAGTTCTTGATGTGGTACACCGGCAACGCGGTGATCTGCGGAGGCAACGGTGTGGGTGGCCGGATGATTATCTCCGGGCGTTCGTTCGGCATCTCCCACTTGTCGAGCTTGAACAACCCCTCCTCGACTGTGATCG